GGGCATTATTTCCTTTTCAGATCCAAATTTGGACTGGAAAGCTAGGAATGTTTTGGCCTTTTTCGGAACTTTTGATTCCGTCATTACCTCAGTAGTATCTTTAATAATTTCTAAAGAAATTCGTAAAGAAGCTAACTTCGCGAGAAGCTCATGGTATTTAGATAAATCTAAATAATCAAGATCTTTTGGATCTTGATGTTCAGAATCTAGTAATAGATAATGAATATTATTATGAGCAATATCCGCAAGAAGTCTTTTAGATAATTTAGTCCATTCTTTACGAATGGCCATAATATCTTTAAGAGTCTTAGTATTACATGATAATAATGACGACATAAAGTATTTACCTAAGAAGGTTTTAACCAGTGATGGTTGCCCTCCTGAGGCATATTGACTCATGACTCGATTCAATTCTTTAATCATATTAGCATCTAATAATTCAATTAGATCTGATAAGAAAAAGTTTTGCTCTTGTTTAGAGTATTCCTTATGTCCAGTTAAAGCTCTTATATCCCCGTATAAAACGGCCATAAGACGTGATAAACTGAAATTGTTCAGTTCCACTCTAATAGGTGAACTCAGCAACATTAATAGTGCGGAAGTTAATCTTGGGGGAATTTTCCCCTTTGATAAACTACGACTAATAACCTGCCAATCTTTCACAGAGACAATTGCTCTGATTAAGTGCAGTGGATTATTAGAATTAATAAAACCTTTACCAACCAGGCGATTCGCGAATTCTACCTTAGGAGCAATGGTTGTTATACCATCCTCATAAGAAGAATATCTTTCACGAAGAGCTATACTTAACACTTCTTTAAGTGAGATAGGTGAGATATTATCTAAACCGATAATATCTTGACTAGCAAACTGAAAGAACCCATTATTTGATGTAAAAGATTTAGCAAATCCAATACTTATTCCATAGTCTTTACAAACTTGGGTGTAAGAATGGGCTACTTCTTTATTACCAATAACTATATCATCACCCAATACGAGATAATCATCAAATTTATCCATATTAATACGATGAGCAGCTAAGAAAACGAGATAATGGTGAATAATAGCAAGGGAAGACCAAGAGGATAAAGATCCCATTGGTTGACCCCGAGTATAACGATAAGAAGAAAAAGATTTATCTTCATTTTGAAGAACATAATCTCTATTAACTAAAACATTCATCCACGCTTCAACAATTTGACGAGATCGAGTTGGATCCATCCAAGGTTCCAACACTTTCAAGTAAAGCTGTTGAGGAATTAAATCTGTAGCAGATTTTAAATCATAAGAAGCAATAAAGTCATGATGTTTAAGCATGAACTCTTTTACTCCTTTTAATTGATTAAAAGTTGCATCAGATTTAATACCTTTTAAGATAGAAAACATACTATCATGAACAGGTTTTAACACAAATTGAGTCCAGTAGTCGGAAATTGCGAAAACTCGCACTTTCCCTGCTGCCTCATATTTAAGTGATAATTTACCTAACTTCAATGATTTTATATAACTATCCAAATTTTGTGGAGGAATTAGTTTTAATTTTTCTTGCGCCATATTCTGCATTATTTTTAATACCTGATCTACATTTGTACTCATTTGAGGAATATGTCGGTCCTCTGGATTAAATGGTACTAATAATCGTTGCATGTACGTTAAAAGTAAATTTGAACGTCCATGAACCAGATGTGCAACTGCATCATCTGCTGATCCTGCAAAGGAAACAGAATTATTAGGGCCTGCCTTTATATTTAAAGGTAATTCCTCTGCATCTAATGCAAAGGAACATTTAATTCCAGATGGATTAATATATTCCCAAAATTGTTTACGAGTAAGTTCCAGTTCTGAGAGATCATCTGTAACGTCAAAATATAAATATTTTTTCAGTTTTTGAGCTTTCTCTTCTGATAAACCAAATAATTTTGCACTCGGTGTAAACCGAGGGGCAGAAATAGATGATAAATCAGGAGATTTATAAGTTCCAGATAATCCCTTATAACTGTGTAATAAACTTACTATAACTCGGATATATGAAAGATTTTTTGATCTTATCATATGTCGGAGAGTAGATGGTAAAAAAGCTGGTAAACCAGCCACCAACTTAATTCGTTGACCTAGTTCTTGCGTAGTAGTAAGAGGGTTTCCGCTTATATACTGTAAAACAGCAATAGACGAAATTTTTAATCGGGTAATAACCTGATTAATACCTCTACTTTGATGAATGAGACCAAAATGTTTACCTAATTTCCCTACTAATCGAGTATTAACTCGAGAAGATTTAAGTCCAAGCCAAGATATTATATGTTTATAATATAATGGTATGAATTTGTCGAAGTTTCCTTCGATTAAGATCATAGAGTCTTTTATTTTCCAACCGGGAATAAGGTTTAATATAAAATCTCTCGGAAAGTCACTCATCCCCAATAGGGGGGTGTTACTAGACCCTTTCGGATCTGGGAACTTTCTGGCAATAGACGCAGGTGTATCCCGAGGAGTTGCAATGACATCAATAGATGCTTCATTAGATAACATAACTCGAATTAACTTGTTATATTCGCTTTCTGAAACATACAATAACTCATCAGCATCTGCTGGGTCCCGGATAACGTATCCTTTACGTTTATGGTCAGACCATGAAATATCTCTCGATAATTCATATAAGGATCTTTGTAATAAAACAGAAGTTAATTTCATATTATTGATAATTTCTACATATCAAACATATGAAAGTGATATAAAGGTAGCAAAGAACTAGTCAGTAAGACGTTCCATTAATACATATGGAATACCCATACTTTACACTTTACTTATCCAATATAATCTTTTAAAGATGGTAAGTCCCTTAATTGGGTCCTGCTACGGATATCCAACAAGTTTAAAAAGACTATAAGAGAATGGTATCATTTACTAATAGTAGTCACTTGATCTAATTCTTCACATCTAATCAACTCTCATAGAGGAGATCAATGTGTTGGAAGATTCAAGAATCTACCCCTCTTTTCCCATTACTGGGGGGAGCAGATCGCTCCGTTAAAGTATACTTTCAAGCGAAAGAGCTATCCTGTACACTACCGTATAGGCCGGATCCCTTGGGAAGGTTTATGAAGACACGAAGTGTCT